TTGCTGAAGGAGTGGGGCCAGAAGCTTGAAGCCGACCGGCTGGACAAAATCACCAATGCTGTGCGCTCCGGCTTCCTCCAGGGCGAAACGGTAGAGCAGATTGTCCGGCGCGTTGCCGGCACGCCAAAACTAAACCGTGAAGATGGGGTGATCAATGCATCCCGGCGTGACCTGGCGGTGGTGACCCGCACCGCGGTGAACCATATGGCCGCCACGGCGCGGCAGGAGTTCGCCCAGGCCAACAGCGATATCGTCAAGGCCAAGCAGTGGTCATCCACGCTGGATACGCATACCAGCCAGTGGTGCATCATCCGCGACCGCAAGCTCTACACCCTCGACGGCAAGCCACTGGGGCATGTGGTGCCGTATCTGCGCGGCCCCGGCAAAATTCACTTCTGCTGCCGCTCCGGCGAAATACTGATCACGAAGTCATGGGAAGAACTGAAGATACCCTCTGACAAGCTGAGCAGCGCCACACGCGCCTCAATGGACGGGCAGGTGCCAGCGCATACCAGCTATGCCGACTGGCTCGCTCGGCAACCATACGCGCGACAGGAGCAGGTGCTGGGTGTTACCCGGGCGCAGATGCTGCGTGACGGCAAAATCACGGTACCCGAGATGTTCAACGATGCCGGGGAGTTCCTGACCCTGGACGAACTGCGCCGCGTTGATGCTTCGGCGTTTGAGGAATAGCAGATGCGTAACGACAATTTTCACTGCGTGGGCGATGGCCGCGGCAAGCGCCGAGTGTTCGTTAATGGCAACGAACTTAAGAGCTGCATATGGGCTGATGTTAAGCGAGGTATCGCCTGCATACATCCACACCCGCTGCGGATTCACAAGCGAAAGCGGGATGAGATCTATTCCCGCAAGCTACGCGGCGTAATAACCATTGAATTTATCTAACAGGCTGCCTCCGGGCAGCTTTTTTTATGCCTGCCGCCGAGCGGATGCGACGCGGTGACCGGGTCGGATGACCCACAACCAATGGCCGGAAGGCTGGAGCAAAACAATGAAACTCAAACTCGATGCTAACGGAAATGTGGTTGTTGAAAACGGTATGCCTGTGTACGTCCATGACGACGGCAAAGAGTTCCCGTTCGATGCAGCCGCAGCGATGACCAAAATCACCTCCCTGAACGGTGAAGCTAAAACTCACCGCGAAGCTAAGGAGGCGGCGGAAGCCAGTCTCGCGAAATTCGCTGGCATCTCCGACCCGACCAAGGCGCTCGAGGCCCTGGAGATGATGACCAAAATCGACCAGAAGAAGCTGATCGACGCTGGCGCCGTTGACCAGGTGAAGGCCGAGATCACCAAGGTTTACCAGCAGCAGCTGGACGAAGCGAACGGCAAGACCAAACAGCTCGAAACCCAGCTCTACGATGAGATGATCGGCGGCCGCTTCGGTGGTTCGAAATTTATCTCCGAGAAGATGGCGATCCCGGCTGAGTTCGTGCGTTCTCACTTCGGCCAGAACTTCAAAATCGAAGACGGCAAGGTCGTGGCCTACGACGGGCAGGGCAACAAGGTGTTCTCCCGCACCAAGCCTGGCGAACTGGCTGGCTTCGATGAAGCGCTGGAATCTCTGGTCGAGTTGCATCCGCAGAAAGACTACATCCTCAAAGCGTCCGGCAACAGCGGCGGTGGCTCTCACCAGTCGCAGCATCAGGCCGGGCAGAAAACCATGAAACGCGCTGCTTTCGACGCCTTACCGCCAGTTGAACAACAAACGGTAATTGGCGGCGGCACGAGCATCGTTGATTAACCGAAAGGAAACCTGAATGTCCAATACCCTCACTGGCCTCATCCCAACCATCTTCACCGCCCTGAATCGCGTATCCCGCGAGCAGGTGGGCTTTATCCCGGCGGTGGCCCGTAACGCCAAAGCCGATGCCGCGGCTAAAGACCAAACCGTGACCGCACCGGTCGCACCAAAAACCACCACCGTTGATATCACTCCGGCGGCAACCGCGCCAAACGACGGTGATCAGAACATTGGTACTGTGGACGTCAAAATCACCAAGTCCAAAATGGCCCCGGTCAAATGGAACGGTGAAGAGCAGCTTGCCATCGGGCCATCAGGCACCTATGACATTGTCCTGGCTGACCAGTTCTCTCAGGCGTTCCGCGCACTGAGCAACGAAATGGACGCTGACCTGGCAGCGCTGGCTTACAAATCTTCCCGTGCAGTTGGCGCGCCGAAAGACACCCCGTTCAGCATCAAAGACGACCTGTCTGATGCGGCGAACGCTCGCCAGGTGCTGACTGATAACGGCGCACCAACCACTGACCTGCGCATGGTCCTGGGCGGCGAAGCGATGGCGTCCATCCGTGGTAAACAGTCCGTACTGTTCAAAGCGAACGAAGCCGGTACCGATCAGCTGCTGCGTGAAGGCATTATTGGTCGTGTGATGGGCTTTAACCTGCACGAATCCGCCAACATCAAGCGCACCGCGAAAAGCACTGCTGCGGGCTATAAGGTCAACGGCGCGAAGAACGAGGGCGACATCATTGTTGCTATCTCTGCTGGCACTGGCGGTATTGCTGCCGGAACCGCAGTGAAGTTCGATGGCGATGACAACCAGTACATGGTGGTCGCGGCAACTTCTTCCACTATCACCATCGGCGCGCCGGGTCTGCGTCAGGATCTTGCAGACCAGGCAACTGTCACTGTGCTGAGCGAGTTCGCGCCAAACGTTGCCTTTGACCGTAACGCATTCCTGCTGGCTTGCCGTACCCCGGCTATGCCTAAAGGCGGCGACACCGCTGACGACGTGATGAACGTAACCGATCCGGTCTCTGGTATCACCTTCCAGATCGCGCTGTATCGCCAGTACCGTCAGGTGCGTTACGAGGTTGGCGTGGCATGGGGTGTGGCATCTGTTCAGCCTGAACACTCCACCATCATCATGGGTTAACCCAGTGGGGCTTCGGCCCCTTAGTTATTCAGGAGGCCCAATGGCCGGATTAACCAAAGAGCAGCGCGCACAGCGTGAGGCTGAAAAGCTTGCCGCGCAGAATGGCGCTGAACAAACTCCTGCCCAGCAGGACCAGCAGCAGGACCAGCAGCAGGACCAGCAGCAGGACCAGCAGCAGGACCAGCAGGGTATTGAGTTGGTGGTGATGGTGCGTGATGCGCCAGAGTTCCCCGGCGGCCCATTGAGCGCTGAGGTTCACCCTGACGAGGTGGATAACTGGCTGGCGCTGGACTGGCGTCTGGAGGAATAACCATGCTGGTTGCCGATCCCCATTCGCCTGACTTCAACAGCTACGCCAGCGTTATTGACCTGCGCACGTTCGCGGCGGGGCGCGGATATGCCGTTCCTTCGGATGATGGCGAATGTAGCCAGATGCTGATGCAGGCAATGGACTATCTTGAAGGCAAGACATGGCGCGGCGAGCGCTCCAGTGCATCACAGCCGCTGTCGTGGCCGCGTGCGGGCGTGCGCTTCGACGGCGTTGACCTGCCAGATGACACCATCCCACAGCGCCTGGTTGATGCGCAGTGCCGCCTGGCTCTCGAATCGCAGGAGATTAATCTCACGCCGTCGGTCGCTGGTGGTGGTGCGGTAACGATGGAGCGTGTAGAGGGCGCAGTCACGGTCCAGTACGAACCAGGTACGAATAAGGCGGCACCGTCATTCCCCTGGCTCTACTCCTCGTTGCGTGGGCTGGTGGTGGGCGGCAATCAGATCCGCATCGAAAGGGGGTGATATGCCAATCGACTACCGCCGCATGCGAAACACCGCAACGCGGCTGCTGACCGAGAACGGGAAGGCTTATCCGCTTACCCGCGGTGGTGGCACTACCCGCGATCAGTTCGGCAAAGAGGTAACCACCCCGGCTATCACTGCGACCGTCACAGGCGTTGTCACTGAATATTCCTCCCGTGAAATAGATGGCTCTCTGATTACTACTGGCGATAAAAAGCTGGCGGCCACAGCCGAAACGGAAGTGCGTATTGACGACCGCATCGAGATCGACGGCAAAGCATGGCGGGTGGTGCAGCCTAATCCGGTTAAGCCTGCCGATGTACTCATCTCCTACAACATCCAGCTGAGGGCGTGACTATGGCCAGCTCTGTTAATCAGTCGTTCCTGGCTGCCATTCAGTTATTTGTGGATAGTTCGAAGCAGGAGATGGATCAGGTAGTACGCCGGACGGGCATTAAAATCCTCGCTCAACTGGTTGAGATGTCTCCAATTGGTAACCCCGACATCTGGCAGGTCAACCAGACGGCATCGGCCTATAACGATGCGGTGCGAGACTACAATGCCGCGCTGCGTAATGACCCCGCCAACCTGACCAAATCAGGACGCCTTAAGCGTGGTCTGCGCGTAAATGACTCGATGGACATCAAAAAGCCTGAGGGCTATGTCGGCGGGCGCTTCAAAAACAACTGGTATGTGGGTTTCGACAGCCAGCCTACTCAGTCCAACGATACACCGGATGCTTCCGGCCAGGGTTCAAACTCCCGAGGCATGGCGGTGCTCGAGGTGTTCAGGGTGGGCCAGGTCAGCTCGATTTACTTCACCAATAATCTGCCTTATGCGGCAGCGCTTGAGAACGGGCATTCTGGTCAGGCGCCCGGCGGCATGGTGGGTATCACTGCGCTGGATGCCGCACAAATGTTCCGAGAGGCAATGAGCGAGGTGCGCAATGGCCAGTGACCAGTCAATGCGTATCGCTGGCCTGCTGGAGAGCCGTGTTGCGGTTATCTGCTCGTCGCTTGGCCTGCCGGTGGCCTGGCCGAACATCGCGTTCACTCCCCCGGATAATGTGCCATACGGGCGCGTTTATATCCTGCCTGCGCAGACCGTAGGGCAGGATCTGGAAGGCCAGCTGCGTACGTACCAGGGCATTCTCCAGCTCAACATCATTGCGCCAGCAGGAAGCGGCGTGACGCAGGCCAGGGGGCTGGCAACGTCTGTCGCAGATGCCTTCCCCGAAGGACTGCCGCTGGTGGACGGGGATTTGACGGTTTACATCAACGGGCCACCGCAGGTACGTCCACCGATACAAGATCGCCCTACATCAGCACCAAACGGCAGTAGCGGCTCCATCACTTACACCACTCCCGTCAGCATGCAGTACCGCGCTGATTACTGACCCGCCATCCGGCGGGTTTTTTATTTCCTCAATTCAGGAGAATGCAATGGCATTCGCAATCCCTAACGGGTCACGTGTGAACGTGGCCAAGGCCTATCTTGCGCCGATTGTTTTCACAGCAGCCTCCAACGCGACGGAATGCGAACTGACCGTTGCCTCCGCTGCCGGGATCCTTGCGGGCGATGTCGTCCAGGTAAGCTCTGGCTGGCTCAAACTCGATAACATGGTGCTGCGCGTTAAATCGGTGACCGGCACCAAAATCGTGCTGGAAGCGTTTGATACCACCGATACCAAGAAATTCCCGGCGGGCACCGGCGCAGGCACACTGCGCAAAATCGACTCGTGGATCACCATGCCTCAGGTCATGACGCTCTCTACCGAAGGCGGCGACCAGCAGACCATCAGTGTCCAGTTCCTGGAAGATGATAAGGCCCGCACCATCCCGACGTTTAAAAACGCCGTGGTTCAGGTCTATACCTTTGCTCACGACCCGCAGCTGGCGATCTACAAGCGTCTGATCGACCTGGACGACTCCAGCGACACCACGGCGGTCTGGTTCCACAACCCTCGCGGGAAAGCGGATCGTTACTACTCTGCCAAAGTGTCGTTCCAGCGCGTGCCACGTACCGAAATCAACGCCGTGGAAAGCAACGAAGCGCGCATGAACTTCGAATCGGATATGCAGATTTACCCGATCGCCGACTCCTCCGCTATGCCGCTGGCCTTCCTGACTGACCTGCCTGCAACCAAATCGGTCGCTTCTGGTTCAGCGCTGGATCTGGCGGTGGTCATGCAGGGCGGTTCCGCGCCTTACACGTACGTGTGGAAGAAAGGCGGTACCGCTATCCCGGGCAAAACAGCTTCGACGTTCAACATCCCGTCTGTGGCATCCGGCGATGCTGGCTCTTACACCTGCGAAGTTACCGACGCCGCGGGCAAGACCATTACCTCTGGCGCGTGTGTCGTCACGATCAGCTAACCACTCTGGCCCGGTTCGCCGGGCTTTTTTACGGCCCCATCCTGCATCCTTCTAAGGAACCGAAATGACCCAATTCTCTCTGATCCCAAACCCGACCTTTCCCGCCACTGCCAGCATCCCGCGCGCTGGTGCCGAAGACGGCAAGCTGACCTTAACCTTCCGCCATAAGACGCTCGAAGAGCTGCACGCCATGGATGAGAAGCTGCGTAAAGGTGCCGAAGGCAAAAAGTCCCTTATCGAGCCACAGGCCGACTACCTGATGGAGATCGTTGATGGCTGGGCACTGCCTGACGAGTTTAACCGCGATAACGTGGTGGTCCTCCTGCAGAACTACCCGCGCGCGTTCGACAACATCGGCATGGCCTATACCAAAGAGCTGATGGGTGTACGAGAAAAAAACTGAGGCAGGTCGCCGCAGCGTTGTACACGCCCGGACCGACTCTCGCGGAACTGAGCGCTTTTGGTTTGACGCCTGAGGACGTGGAGGAAGAGGTGGGGATCCTTCCGTCGGTATGGAAGTCATTCACCATCTTCTCTGCACTGGCGACTCAATGGCGCGTTGGCGCGGGCGGGGCAACCGGCCTTGATTACAACGTTCTCCCCTGGGTGTTTGAGTTACACGGGGTTGAGGATGCGGCGGCCTGCATGGCTGACCTTCAGATTATGGAAAGCGAGGCTCTCAAAGTAATGCACAAGGAGACGAAATAATGACAGACCAGATCGCCTCGATTACTTTGCGGGCCGATGTTTCTGACCTGAAAACTGCCAGCAATGAGCTGGATAAACTCGGTGAAGCCGCGGCTGGTGCCGTCGGCAAAGCTGATGACCTTAACAGCGTTTTCCGCGCTGGTGCTGAGTCTGCAAAGCAGGGCAGCGAAGGCATCAAGGAGCAACAGGCTGCGCTGAAAGGCCTGCTTGAGAATATCGATCCGGTAAACAAAGCGCTGAACCGGCTGGACGAACAACAGGCCGCGCTGCGTAACTTCCAGACCAAAGGCTTTCTGGATACCGATGATTTTCAGCACTACAACAAAATCCTGGCCGATACCCGGCTTAAGCTGACGGATACCGGCGAAGCAGCGGCGCGTGCCCAGGCAGAACTCGCGGTCACTCAGGCGGCAGAGAAGCAATCAGCCGCGCTGAAAAACCTGCTGGGGTCAATCGACCCGACGATCCGCGCATTCAACTCGCTGGACGAGCAGCATGCACAGCTGGTGTCACACTTCGAAGCGGGGCGCATTAACGGCACCCAGTTCGAGCATTTCAACACCATTCTCAACCAGACCCGTGAACGGCTCTCTGGCGTGGCTGACGTGTTGCCTGAGGCGCTATCCCGGCAGGAGGCCGCAGCACGCCGCGCTGGAATTTCTGTGGGGCAGTACAGCGCAGCAATGCGCACACTACCGGCACAGTTCACCGATATCGCCACGCAGCTGGCTGGTGGGCAGTCTCCGTTCCTGATCCTGCTCCAGCAGGGCGGGCAGATTAAAGACCAGTTTGGCGGGGTTCAGGGGGCGCTCACTGGCGTCGGCGAATACATCCGCAGCATGGCCGGGATGATTAACCCAACCACGATTGCGCTGGCCGGTCTGGTCGGAACCATCGGTCTGCTGGCTGCTGCTGCATACAGTTCGTCTCAACAATTCGATCAGGTGGCGCGCTCAGTCATCATGATGGGGGGCGCTGGCTTCGCCTCGATGCAGCAGCTTAACCAGGCCGCTGAGGAGGTCGCCGGCAAGACGAACACATCCATCAGTTCCACCGTAGATACGCTGGTTACGCTGAACGATACTGGCAAATATACCGCCAGCCAGATGAAACAAATTGCCACCTCCATCACGCTGATGGGCAAGGCTGGTAGCGACACCAAAGCGGCGATGTCCGACTTCGGCAAAATTGTCAGCGATCCGGTAAAAGGGCTGGCCAGCCTGAATGAACAATATGGCTTTGTCGATGAAGCCATGATGAAGCACATCATCCAACTGCGGAAGCAGAAGGGTGAGCAGGCGGCGGTTACCGAAGCTATTGAGTTGTTCGCAGGCGTAATGGCAAAGCGTGCTGAGGAGACCAATAAAGCGACCGATAATATTGGTCAGACGTGGGAAAGCCTCAAGAAGAGCGCTTCTGATACCTTTGGTGACATCGGTATTACAGTGCGCGCCTGGGGAAACCAGATAATCGATATTTTCGAACTGGTTAAGGCCTCCATCAAAGATCTCTTCCTCAATATCACCTCACTGGATGCCAAGTTCACCGGCACTTTAGCTGGCTGGGCCGAGAAAATTCCTGGCGGTGGGGCAATTACGGACTTCCTCGGCATGGATGTCGAGGCCATGAAAAAGGCTGGAGCAGAAGCTGACAAAGAGATAGCGGCGAACAAAAAACGCTACGCCGAACTCTGGAAGCGAGTCACTGCGCCTAACGCACAGGCAAGCTATGAAGCCGAAGCGCGAGGGTCCACGGTAAAAGGCGAGGGGGGATCCACTCGCGAATCGAGAGACGCAGTCTCGAAGCTTGCAGAAGACTCCGCGAAAAAGACCAAAGAGGCAAGAGCTACGCTGGACGCAGGCGATCGCACCCTGGAGAACTACCGCGCTCAGGCCAGAACCCTAACGGAAACGCTCGAAACCCTGCGTCAGACGGGGGATATTCACGCCAAAAACTCTGAGTTCAGTAAGCAGCAATCCCATTTTGCTGAATTGGATGAGGCCGCTAAAACCCGTGCGCTGACTGCGCAGGAGAAATCTCTTCTCTCGAGTCGTGAAGCTATCCTCAACGCTGCGAAGGTTGTGGATCAGAAAAACAAGGAGGTTGAGGCCCAGCAGAAGATTAATGGTCTGGCGCAGCAGGCAAACAAATACGCCACTCAGATGGCTGAGAAGACAGCAGCCCTTCGAAGCGGGTCCGGCTTGAGCAGCCGAATGGCTCAGCGAATGAATGAGGAGGCGCAGCTCCGACAGGGGTGGTTAAATGGTGGTGGAAAGCTTGAAGATGCTGGTTATGAAAAAGAGTTGGCAGCGCTTCGGAATTATTATGCTGAAGAGGATAAGCTACGCGGTGATTGGAAAGCTGGTGCTGTAAGCGGCTGGAATGAGTATCTGGACGCCGCCACTAATACCTACGATGCCGTGAAAAACGTTGCCAGTTCCACGCTAACAGGTTTGAGCGACATGCTTACCGAACTTATGACAACCGGCAAAGCATCGGTTAAAGAGTTCGGCAAGTCGATGCTTAAGATGATCTTGGACGTGACGAACCGCCTCATGATTGCCTACGCAGTGCAGGCCGCAATGGGCTGGATCAGTGGTGGCTCTGGGGCTTCGGCTGGGGGCGGACAATCATTCGCTGTTCCGTCATTCACCCCGAATGCAAAAGGCGGAGTCTATGAGTCTCCGGGCCTCAGTAAGTACGTGAATGGCGTCTATGATACACCTCAATATTTCGCGTTCCAGGGCGCCTCGAAGTTTGCCAAGGGCGGTGTCTTTGCTGAGGCCGGTGCTGAGGCGATTATGCCGCTAACGCGTGATTCCGCAGGCCGACTTGGTGTCAGGGCGCAGGGGGGAGGTGGTGCTCAGCCGCAGGTCAACATAGATATTTATGTCGATAATAAGGGCAATGCATCATCAAACACATCTGGAGACGGAGGCGCTGCAGCGCGGGCGTTAGGCAAGGAAATAGAAACTAAGGTGACGGAGATTCTTATGAGGGCAGCTCGAAGTGATGGCCTTCTTGGCAGGCAGTTCCAGTCCAAATAGGCATCGTCTTAAATTCTGAGATGGCAATATCACCCGTACCTGGTTACACCGATGCCTGCCCTGGTTATTATGCTCAAAACCATACTAATCAGGGGATGATAATGAAAAAGGTCTTCACGACTGTGGTGTTAGCAATGGCTCTTTCTGCGTGCGCTGGTAATGGTCCAGGCAATAACGTGCAAAAACAAACCAAGTATGATGAGCTGTCAAAATGCGATCTGGACATAGAGTTTCCCTCTCAGACGCCAAAAAATAAAAGGGAATTTGCTGAGTATCTTTCAACTCAGGCACGTAACGCATCTGCGGATCAGTTTGTAATTCAAAAGCGGATAGAAATCCTACAAATGGTTGGGTGGAATGATTCTGTTGCCGATGCAATAGCTACTTGTAGTGTCAAAAGAAAAGACAAACGTAAGGAGTATACCTCTGGAGTGTTTGAGGCGATGAAGTCAGCTACAGGTGGTGCTGATGAAAAGCATGCGCTTATCGATGCCTACAGCTCGTGGGAATCATACATAACTAGCCAAACACCTCTCGCCAAGCAGGATTTCGATGCGAAAGTGAGTTACTACAAAAATATGTGATTATGCTGAACTTTTGACACTAAGCCCCTCCCAGGGCTTTACCGAACTCGAGCCTCGCTAATGCGGGGCTTTTTTACATCTATAGCCGAGAGGCAGGAGAGTGTTATGACTTTAGAAGAGCGAGTAGAATTATTGGAGCAAACAATTTCTGATTTGAAAGAGCAGCTTGAGGTTTTATCTCATTCAACAAGCCACTCTTTAATTCAGATGCAGCTTGCTATCGCAAACTTGGCGAACCCCTCAAACTAAAAGCCGGCTTGCGCTAGAGCCATTTCCTCAAGCTCCCCTAATGTTTTGCTTTTAATTTCAGATGGATTGATATCCAGTTCAACTGATATGTATTTGTTGTTAGGGCCTACAAGCCCTGCAGAAAGCTTGAAAGTATTAGCGTCAACTGCAAAGCTAATGTTGTTAATGCTATTTAGTTTAAGTTCACTCATCATCAACTCCTGTTATACCGAGGCCATCAGCCAGGCCTCCGGCTGTAAACGCCCATGCGGACACATGGGCGGGCTGAACCCTCAACATAACCAGGTATTTAGATTTGTAACATCCTGATATTCAGACAGTAGCCACCTTCGGGTGGCTTTTTTTATGGAGCAAACATGGCAGTCGAAACTTACAGCTGGCGCTCGCAGCTCGGCGCTGGCCCTGTTGAATACAGCCAGACGGTGCGTGCGGCGCAGTTTGGCGATGGCTATGAGCAGGTTGCCGAGAACGGCATCAACTCCATGGCGATCCAGGTGCCGATGAAACATACCGGCACTGAGACAGAGGTAAACGCAGTGCGCGATTTCCTCCTGGCTCATACCGTGAAGGCCTTCATCATTACGCCGCCGGGCGAAGAGAAGGGGATGTATCGCGTTGTCGCCGACTCTGTTCGCAAAAACCAGATCAGCAGCAAATTCGCTGAGCTGACGTTCACTATTAAACGGGCCTACGGGGTATACGCATAATGGCACTTGTTGATCAGGCGGCGAAGCTGGCACCAGGTGGCAGGGTCCGCCTGGTCGAAGTGGATGCCTCAGAGTTCAGCGGCGGGATCCACCGCTTTCACTACAGCCCGTTTCCTCATACTCCTGCCGAGATTGACGCGGCGAACGGCGACGAGGCCAGGCTGGGGCCGAAGCCTATCATCTGGGATGGCAACGCCTACGAGTTCTGGCCTTTCCAGATTGCCGACCTGGCGCTTTCAACGGATCAGGCCGCCGAGCCAAAGCTCAGCGTGTCTAACCTCGACGGCCACATCACCGCGCTTTGTCTCCAGTTTAAGGACATGGTGAATGCGAAGGTAAGCATCATTGACACCTACGCGGTTTACCTGGATGCGGTGAACTTCCCGGGCGGTGTTAATCCGACAGCAGACCCGACGATGTTCTCCTTGCAAACCTTCTGGCTGGACACCAAAACCTCTGAAGATGACGAGGTGGTGTCCTGGTCGCTCAGCAGCCCGGCAGACCTGCAGAACCTGGTCATACCAACCCGGCAGATCACCTCGCTATGCGAATGGGCACTGCGCGGACAATATCGCAGCGGTGACGGCTGCACCTACAACGGCACGGCATATTTCGATGCGAAGGGTAATGCGGTAGCGGACCCGGCGTTTGATGTATGCGGGGGTTGCCTCAGTGACTGCCGCAAGCGTTTCGGCGCAGGGCTGGCAGAACCGAACACTGCCGTTCTTGATTTCGGCGGCTACCCGGCGACAGTTCTCTTCACCCGATAACCGGATATACCCATGAACAAAACCATTATGACGGCGATCCGGGCGCATGCGCTGGAGGAATCCCCACGCGAGTGCTGCGGCTTCGTCATTCAGTCAGGACGGCGCCAGCGCTACATCCCGGTGCCGAACAGCCACGAAAACCCGACCGAGCATTTCAGAATTGACGGCGAGCACTGGGCGAACGCCGAGGATGCCGGAACCATTGTTCGCGTTATTCACTCCCACCCGGGCGATGGCGCACGGCCTATTCCGTCTGACCTCGACCGCCAGCAGTGCAATAACTCTGGTGTGGTCTGGGGCATTTACGCGCCGGACTGCGATGAATACGCAGAGATAACACCGGACGCCATCCCGCTGATTGGCCGTCCGTTCCTCCTTGGCTCGCATGACTGCTGGGGGCTGGTCATGGACTGGCACGCCACACAGGGCGTCACGCTGAACGATTTCCGCGTGGATTATCCGTGGTGGGAAAGCCAGTACCCGGACAACCTCTATTTCGATAACTGGGAACGTGAGGGATTTGTCGAATGTGACCCCGCGCCCGGGTGCATGGTCATCATGCAGGTCGAGTCGGACAAGTGGAACCATGCGGGGATCATTACCGAAGACGGCGAGCTGCTGCACCACCTGTACGGCCAGCCGTCCTGCATCACGCCTTATGCCCGTGGATATTTTAAAGACCGGACGATGATCTGCGTTCGGCACAAAGACCTGCCGCAGGAGATACAGCCATGGCGCGCTTAACCACGATTCGATTGTATGGCGCGCTGGGTGCCCGGTTTGGCCGCGTTCACCGGCTGGCGGTGCAGACGTCAGCAGAAGCGGTAAAGGCGCTGTGTATCAACCTGGACGGGCTGGAAAGCTTTCTCATGAATGCCAAAAAAAACGGCATGACCTTCGCGGTGTTTCGTGGCAAACGCAACATCGGCGAACAGGATTTCAAGGAGTTGGGTGGTGACAGTGATATCCGCATCGCGCCTGTGCTGGAAGGGGCGAAAAAGGCAGGTTTATTCCAGACGATCCTTGGCGCAGTGATGGTGGTGGCGGGCATCGTAGTGTCTGGCCTCTCTGCTGGCTGGGCCAGTCCGGTCGGTGGCGCCATGATTTCTGCTGGTATCGGCATGGCTGCGGGCGGTATCTACCAGATGCTCTCGCCGCAGCCCAAAGGCCTTCAGGGGCGTGATGACCCCGACAATAAGCCCAGCTATGCCTTCGGCGGCGCAGTGAACACCCTGGCGATGGGCAACCCGGTCGCGCTGCTGTATGGCGAGCGCGAAATTGGCGGCGCCATAATCAGTGCGGGGATCGTGGCCGAGGACATCTGAGAATTTCTTACTCTTCAATTAGCACCCAATCGGGTGCTTTTTTTATGGACGCAATATGGCAACGATTACTGGTGGAAAGGGCGGCGGCCAGAAGCAGCACACGCCTGTAGAACAGCCTGATTCAGCGCAGTCGATGGCGCGCTGCCGTATGCTGCTGGCGCTCGGTGAAGGCGAGTTTGCTGGTGGACTGGATGCTACCCGGATCTTCCTTGACGGCACGCCGCTGGGCAACGCCGACGGCTCGATGAACTTCGAGAATGTCTCCTGGGACTTTCGTCCGGGCACGCAGACGCAGTCGCCGATCCCCGGGTTCCCCGCCGTGGAGAACGAGACCAGCATTGGCGTTTCGCTGACGAAGGTCACTCCCTGGACCCGGGCCATCAGTAATACCCAGATTGACGCAGTGCTGGTGCGTATCGGCATTACCGGTCTTCAGCAGCAGGAGAATGATGGCGATATCGTCGGCACTTCCGTCACCTATCACATCGATGTGGCTGTAGATGGCGGTGCATACAGCACTGTGCTCACCAAAACGGTAACGGAAAAGCTCAGTTCTCTGTACGAGCTGACCCACCGCATCAATCTGCCCAAGGCTACCACCGGCTGGCAGATCCGCGTGGTTCGCGATACCGCAGACAGCACCAGCCAGATGCTACAGAACAAAACGCAGGTGCAGGCCATCACGGAGGTGATCGACGCGCGCCTGCGCTATCCGCATACCGCGCTGCTGTATGTGTCGTTTAACGCAAAATCCTTCAACAACATCCCGAAGATATCCTGCAAGCCGAAAGGGCGGATTATCCGCATCCCGCAGAACTATGATCCGATTAGCCGGGTTTATAACGGCAGCTGGGACGGGACATTCAAATGGGGCTGGTCGAATAACCCGGCGTGGATCTGGTTCGATGTACTCACGGAGCCGCGCTTTGGCCTGGGTCGTCGGGTAACGGCAGCCATGCTGGATAAGTGGGAGCTGTACCGCATAGCCCAGCGCTGTGACCAGAAGGTACCCGATGGTAAGGGCGGCACCGGTACCGAGCCGCGCTTCCTGTTTGACGTCTATATCCAGTCGCAGGCTGATGCCTGGCAGGTGATAAAGGATATCGCCGCTGGCTTCAACGGTATGACGTTCTGGGGCAACAACATGTTCAATGTTGTCTCGGACATGCCAGCGGACACGACGAAGCTGCAGATCCTCACTCGCGCATCGGTCGTCGGAAAGCCGAACTATTCCAGCGGCAGCGAGAAGAACCGCTACAGTTCTGCGCTGATTAATTTCAGCGACCCGGACAACCACTACCAGGATCGCACCACTGCGGTGATGTTTCCTGACCTGGTTAAGCAGTTCAAATTCAAGCAGACGCAGCTGACTGCCATTGGGTGTACGCGTGAGAGTGAGGCGCAGCGTCGCGGCGGCTGGGCGGTGTACTCCAACTATCTCGATCGCCTGATCACGCTGCAAACCGGGCTGGATGGCTTTGCCTATGTTCCCGGCACCGTGTTCGCTTTTGCGGATGAACGCTTTTCCGGGCGAGTGTACGGTGGGCGCGTTGTGAGTTACAACGCCGGGCTTAAAGCCGTTACAACCGATCGCGGGACCAGCGCCGTCCCGGGCGACACGCTGATGATCCGCACACAGGGCGGCATTGTCGAAAACCGGGTCATTCAGGCGGTCAACGGCACGCAGTTAATTGTGGCCACGGCGTTTTCCTCTGCGCCAGCGCCAGATGCCGTTTTCGTTATCGATGCCGGACAGCTGCGCCTGCAGTATTTCCGTGTGATGAACCTGACATTCAACGACGAGGAGAACACCTACACCATTACGGGTGCGGAATACAACGCCTCGAAATATGACGCTGTCGATAACAATGCGCGCCTGGACATCCCGCCTGTCAGCCTGATCCCTACTGGTGTTGTTTCTCAGCCCGGAAACGTCGTGGTATCGAGCTACGACTCAGTGAGACAGGGGCAGCGCATTGCCACGCTGACGGCTTCCTGGGATGCTCCGCTGGATAAAGCCGGGAAACCTCAGGCAGACGTTATCGCCTACCAGGTACAGTGGCGCAGGGGTGACAGCGAGTGGGTTAACGTACCGCAAACCGGGCTGCGCAATATCGAAGTGCCGGGGATCTACGAAGGTGATTACCTGGTGCGTGTCAGGGCGATTAACGCTGGCGGCGCATCCAGCCTGTGGGCCACCTCAGTGCTGACGCATCTCAAGGGCCGGGCCGGTGATGTGCCAAAGCCCGCCAATTTCCGTACCACGCCGTTGCTCTGGGGCGTACAACTGGACTGGGATTTCCCGGCTGGTACCGGCGATACCTTACAGACGGAGATCCAGTATTCCACTGCATCGACCGGCACAAATCCGCTTCTGCTGGCTGGGGTACCCTATCCGCAGCATGTTTATCAGCAACTGGGCCTGAAAGCCGGGGTAGGATTCTGGTACCGCGCGCGGCTTGTCGATCGCACCGGCAATAAGTCGGCATGGACTGACTTCATTCAGGGCAGCAGCAGCTCGGTTGCAGCTGATTACCTGGTGGATATCGACAACCAGATCAAACAGACAGACGCGTATAAGGAACTCACCGCGGATATCGCCGATCTCAGCGACGATATTCAGTCAGCACGCGACGACATCAGCAAAGTTTCGACAGAGTCGGCGGCAACCAAAGCAGGCCTGGCACAGGAGGTCACGGACCGTAAGAAAGCCATCACCGACGAGGCAACGGCGCGCGCCCAGGCGCTGCTGACCGAGAAGAACGAGCGCGTCGCGGATATCAGCAACGTCAATCAGACGATCCAGACCACCACCGAGTCACTGGCGCAGCAGATTGGGCAGATTTCTGCTGGCACCGGTTCGCAGTTCGACCCGGCCAAAATCTGGTACTTCGATTCGACGGTAGAGGGCTGGACCGGGAACGGGACCCCGACGATTGTTGACGGGTGGATACGCCCGGCGAACCATGCCACAGATCCATGGGTGGCGTCTCCCGGTTCACTGGGTGTTAACTCGTCATCCTATCGCTTCGTTAAACTGCGCATCAGGAAGTTCGGGGCGCCGGGCTGGGCGGGGCAGCTGCGGTGGCGTGGTACCGGTGGCTTCAACGACACCAATATGCTCACCGTCGCCGAGCCTGCATACGACGCGAACGGGATCGCCACGCTGGAGTTCGACAATATCCCCTGGCTGACTGAAGCCACGATGAATCAGTTCAGGCTGGATCTGTCCACTAAGCAGGATGCGACGAACTACTACCTGATTGACTGGGTGGCGCTCGGACGGCCTACTCCCGGCGCGGGTATGGCTGCGCTGCAGCAGGAAACGACAGCCCGTGTCCAGGGCGACCAGGCGGAAGCCACAGCGCGAGAAACGTTAGCGACGCAGATCCGGGGCGGCTACACCGGTGATGACCCGTCGAAGCTGGCCTCGGGCTTGCTCTATACCGAACGCCAGGCGCGTATCACGGCGCAGGAAGCGGAGGTGACAGCCCGGACGGCGCTGGAAGCGACCGTTAATGCCAACAAAGCCAGCGTGACGCAGGAGCTGGCAACGCTGACGACAGAGCAGGAGGCGCAGGCTACTACGCTGTCTGGCCTGCAGACCACTGTCGGGAAAAATACCGGCGATATCACGCGCATCGATAAAGCCGTCGCTGATAACAACAAGGCGCAGACTACCACGCTGGCTGCGGTTAAGGCGACAACTGACAAGAACACGGCTGACATCAGCACGGAAACCACGGCCCGTACGGATGGTGACTCCGCGCTGGGGCGTCGTATCGACAGCCTGAAAGTGGATGTGGACGGTAACACGGCCAGCCGCGACGCCGGTATTGTCGGCAACGTCACCAATGCTCTCGCCAACTTTATGGCTTTCTCTGATCAGCGCGTCACGTTTGCCGTCGGCGAAACAAAAACGATGGCTGAAATCACAGAGGCCCGGAAGACCGCCGCGGATGCCACAAGCGCTGTGGCGGAGCAGGTCACGACGCTTAAGGCCACGGTTGAGCAAAACGGCCAGACTAACGCCGCAGCCATCACCCGCATTGATAAAGCCGTTACGGATCTGAAGAGCGCTACCGCGACCAGTATTGAGCAGGTGACGGCTGCAATCGGCGATACCAATGCAAATGTCCAGACGACCAGCGAGGCTGTTGCTGACATTAACGGCAAGCTGAAAGCGCAGTGGGGCGTTAAAGTCCAGGTGGAGGCGAACGGCGTTAAACGCATCGCGGGTATCCAGCTGGGCATTGACGGCACAGGTGCATCAAACTTCCTGATTTCTGCCGACACGTTCGCGGTTTATAACCCGACGACCAGAGGGCAGGAACTGGTGTTTGCGGCGACGGGCGGGCAGATGTTCCTGCGATCAGCATTCATCCAGGACGGTTCCATCGATAACGGCAAGATTGGGAATTATATCCAGTCCAGCAACTGGGACGGAACCGGCAATGTCGGCTGGCATATCAATAAATCCGGGTATGCCACGTTTAACGGCGTGACAGTTCGCGGGACGATCTATGCCACCAACGGCGAGTTCAGGGGGACTGTTTACGCGACTAATGGCGAGTTTCGCGGAACGGTATACGCGACGGATGGCGATTTTCAGGGCACAGTTTATGCCAACAAGATCGTTGGTAATATTTCAGAGTCGAGAATGTATCCTGGCTTTACCCAAATCAATGGCAGCAGCTCGACGATGAATATTAATTATGCCGGGAACCCCCGTATGCCGGTCAGGGTTTCTATTTTCTTCACCATTAACTCTTTTTCATCAGGAACGCGATTCTGGATTAATGGAGATGAAAAAACCAACCGCTCGCCAGGGCAATCTTTCGGGGTTTCATTTGACGTAGCGGCGGGAGCGCCCTTAACAATTACGCTTCGGGCATCCGGTAATGGAGAGCTTTCAACCAGCCCAATAATTGCAATCGTTACTCCGCAGGGTACAGCATTAAGTTAAACCCTAATCTACCGCAAAGCAGAAACACCTCACCCAAATAACCCAGCTCCGGCTGGGTTTTTCATTTTAAGGACATCACGAATGGCCACACTTGATGACGATTTAGCGAAAGCCGTCACGGAAGGGTTTCGCCTGGCGCAAAGCAGTATCATCAACCAGGACTTGATTTTATCGGGTGCCGGTGACGTCACCGTAACCCTGGCAGACGGTTCAAAAAAGACGGGTCCCAGCTGGTCAAAGCTGATCGCCCAGGCGGGTGCGGCAGGTGCCAGCGCCGCTGCAGCGGCAGCATCAGAGAAAAATGCAAAGACCTCTGAGACGAACGCGAACTCGTCAAAGACCGCAGCGGCAAGCAGCGCTACTGCAGCGGCCACATCCGAGAAAAACGCAAAGACCTCTGAGACGAACGCAAAAACGTCTGAGACGAATGCCAAAACGTCTGAGAACAACGCAGCCGCCAGCGCCAGCAGCGCCGCCGCATCCCTTGCCGCCGCGCAGCTGCTGACCTCTGTACCTTATGAGGAAGCCCCGTTCCCTGACGTCTGGCTTCCGCTGAATGATGACCTGCGCCTGCTGGCGGGTTCCGCGCCTTATGATCGGCTGACAATTTCCGGGCAGGTACTGGAGCTTCCAACAAAGTCAGCGACCTTTGCCCGCTCAACCACCGGAACTTATTTCGATAAATCGGGGGCGATGAAGTTAGCCGATATTAACGAGCCTCGCTTTGAAAAAGCGGGTTTATTAATGGAATCTCAGTCCACGAACTTATATACAAACTCCGAACTGTGGGGGGGTGGGCAGCGAGTTACCACAACGAATAACAGCGGCGATTCGCCTCGTGGCGATAAAACAATGGCGCTGATAGTTGAAGATACATCCGCTAATAACGAGCACTATGTGCAGGACCGTAATTTCTCGTTAACAGCAGGCACATCTTATTGTTATTCGGTTTTCGTTAAAGCCCACACAAACCCACGTAATCTGTATCTGCGCGTCGCAGCTGGTAGTACAGCCGGGGTTTTCTTCGATCCTGTAGCTGGCGCCTGGGTTGGAACTGGTAATGGTGCTCAGTTTGTTGACCGTGGATTTGATGACCTTGGAAATGGTCTTTATCGCGTCTGGATTATATTTACCGCTGCGGCCAGCCAGAGTACAGTTATTCGTATTCAATTAGCGAATGGTCTTTCATCGAACTATACCGGCGACGGCGTGTCTGGTTTCTATGTCTGGGGGGCGCAATTAGAGGAGGGCTCATTCCCTACATCGTATATCAAAACCAGCTCTGCCCCAGCAACGCGCAGTCCAGACTATTGGGAAATAGCAAAAGATAACGCCGGTTATCAAACTTTAGCAGTTCAGTTTAATCGAACTGTAGCCTTTGAATTAATGGCGAAATCGCTCCCCACCAGTAGTTACACGGAGATATTCTATGCCCGTGGCGTTAGTAATGATATCGTATGCAGGTTGTCTACCAGAATTAATTCCTATAGAGGTGCCGCTGGGCTGCTATTAAATATTGATGCAAATGTCCCGAGCATATTCACGCACACGCTTAGCGGTGACACAACCTCGACCTATTATCAAGGGCGCTCGGCTTCAGCCACCTCTTCACCTTTGAGCACAAACCAGATCCCAACGGGTATAGGTAACGGCGGGAGTGCATCTACTAAATACGTATATTACATCCGAAACCTGCGTATCTGGCACCGCGCTTTAACTCCCAATCAAATTAAAGGACTCCGCTAATGAAAGACTTATATCTGCGTTTCAATGACGCCGACGAAATGCGCACGCAGTTAATCGCGGTTGGGTTTGTGGATGATGAGGAACAGGGTAGTTTATATCACCCGAATATCAGTCTGGATATCGTCGGCGTTATCACTGTTCCTGCTGAAGTTATCAATCCCGGTGAAGAAAACGAAATTATCAAGTACACCACCGAACCCGGCTATCACGTCAATTTGCGGGTCATGAATGACTCGCTCGATTTATCCAGGCTGAACGACTTTATGGTTACACCGAAAACACCGGCTCGCGTCTGGGCTTAGGAGTTAAATCATGGCAAACAGAATTGACACCATTAATCTGACCACGGCACAAATTGCCGGACTTAAAAGCGCAGCCCTGAGAGATGTTGGAACTGACAATGATGGCCAGGTGCCAGATATGAGCAGCCAGGGTAAGGGGGTCGGCGCAAATCTTGGGTGGCAAAAATATCCCAATGGCATGATCAGGCAATGGGGTGTATCCGGGGGAGTCAGCGGATCCGGAGGACAAGTTGCCATCGCATTTCCTATCCAGTTTCCTAATGCCTGTCTTGACGTAAAGCTCACGCCAGTCAGCGAGGGGGTGCCGGCAGTATCGCTTTTCATGTACTCATCAGAGACAAGGGCGGGCGTAACGGCGTGGGGCGTGGGCCGTATCACTGCTGCCGGGCCAGCCCTTGGTGCGATTCCATCCGGCACACAAACTAAATGGGAAGCATGGGGATATTAATATGGGATATCAGTACAGCCCTTCGCTAAATGTTTTTCTCGAAGATTCGCTGAAAGAAAACTATTTGAATGATGACTATCCTGCCGATGCATTAGATATCGATGAGCCTCTTTTCTGGGCGTATTCAGGCGCACCTCCTGAAGGCAAAGTTCGCATTGCCGGTGAAGATGGTCTTCCAGCCTGGGCCGATCTTCCTCCACCGACCGCAGAAGAAAAGATTCACGCCATGGAAGCCATGCGAGCGCAACTTCTGGCTTATGCAGATGAAGTCACAGCAGACTGGCGGACGGAACTGGCACTCGACGAGATTAGCAATGAAGATAAGGCCAAACTGTCAGCGTGGATGGCCTATAAACGGCAGGTTAAAGCCATTACCGCCGAAGTAGCGATTGCTGATGGATTTGAGTGGCCTGCCATGCCCGCCGTGTAAACCCACTTGATCTGCACCGCCTTTGAAACTACTGTATATAAAAACAGTAAAAGGAGTGCAGATCATGCCCCGCAAATCAGACATTCACAGCGCATTTGTCGCTGCAATACAGCTAAACCCAAAGGGTTATCAGTGCCTTCACACGAATGACTTCATCCGTGAGTTACGCGCACGGAACTGGCATTTCACGCCGGACGATGCCAACGACTGGATAGAGCGTTATCAGGAGTTCTTCGTCGACAAGACGCCGGACGGTAGCCAGAACCGCCTATGGATGCTGCGCAATATGGGGAGGGTTCTGTAATGGGATTCCCTTCACCTGCCAGCGACTATATAGAGACCAGACTTACTCCAGAAAGGATTTGCGGCGTAGGCATTGATACCCGCATCCTGGAAACGTCATCCGGGTTTGCGGTGATCGAGCCGGTCACCCGACTGGTGCAGGGTCAGGTTCTGCTGATCCTTGGTGGCGGGCAGACTCAATTTGCACGGTTTCTGGGAAAAGCATTAATTACAGAAGACGGCGAGGCGATAGAAGGCGACGCAGCGGAAGAGGTCGAAGTCATGGGGAGGGTTACTTACTTCATCAACAGCACAGATGCTGATGACATTCCGATATAACAAGTGGTGTATTACTTAAGTCTAAGATAAAGGGAAGTTTGTTAACCTCCCTTTATAGCAATTAAATTACCATGATGGATAATGAGGAGGCTTGCCTCTTAAAAGTGATACATCATCAATAACCTCTTCAGCAGCGATTCTATAATCCTCATTTTGAAGTAGGTTAATAGCATGTGCTCTTAATTCGTTTAAAGTGGAAAAATTCTTCCTTTCAATAAGTATTATAATCGTTTTGATATACTTAAAAATTTGTTCAGAGCACTCATCCGCATTAACGTGGAGTTGGTAGAAATCTTTACCATCATGTACAAGTTTGTTTCTTATATCAGTGTATAACCTGTCGTAAACCTCTAAGTTTTTTTTAAAGTTGCTTATTGAGTTGTTACATGTAAGTGCTGCGATATACGTTCTTTGTTTCCAGCCTTTCCAATCTGAATGGATATATGAAAGGCCATCTAATGCAAATACTAAGTTTAAAAATTGTGATTCTTCACCAATTGAATAAAAGGATTGCCTACATGATCTAACCACGGAGCTGACTAGTTTTGAAAGCTCATTATCAATGACTCCATCGTAAACAGAAGATAAATATTTTACACCTGGATGACACAGGTTATCAACTTGAGGGCCAAGCCAATTATTACTCACAGCAAATGGTCGTGAAATCCCACTTATCATAATTGGCTTAAGATGAGTATTCTCATTAGGAATGATCTCTACATCATAAAACCCACTAGAGTGTTGACCTGCTGGGTTAGGAGTAAATTCTTTATTCGTAAATGAGCTGTGAGAAAATCTAACCAAGTCAAGCGCATATTCTGCAATAGACAAACACATATTTATAACGTAGCTGTTATGATCAATACTTGAATTAAGTTTTAATAAATCAATGTATGGTAGGTTGCAGTGAAACTGAATATACGAGCCTTCGTGATCTGACAAGCGCTCATATGGCTCTTTATCAAATTGTCTTTCGCAATAAAGAATGTATTTGTCAGTCGTTATTGTTTCCTGAATAAAAATCTTCTCAATCGGCACAATGACTATGCATTCCATCATTTTGCTTTCATCCTCTAAGTCAGCTAACTCTATGTTAGAGTTCCTAGACTTAGCTAATTCTATGCTTGCCCAGTCAAAACATGTAATAAAGTCGTTTAGGATTTCTGTGTCACTTTTTTGATGGCCATCTTTGTTATAATTAAATGTAATGCCGTCACCCTCAGGATATGCACTGGCCCAATATCCCATATCTCTTAAGTTTTTCAGGGATGCTACGATTTCATTTACTTTGTCAATGAAATCCTCTTTGCGCCATACTAGATTGCCTGTGTAGTCATCTCCCGGTGGTACCAAGCGAGCTCTCAT